TGCCTGCTGGTGCCAATATTGGTACTGCCTACGAATTGGATGAAGTTGTACCATTTATGTGGGTATATCTAGACACGGTACTTGCTCCTGGTACACAGATTGTTGCCATCAGTAGAGAAGGATCGTCAAGTACGGATTATGTTTATACTCTAGATCTATCACAACCAACACTCAATTCGGCACAATTAACAAACCAAACTCTTAGCTTTAAGCACGGAACATATCCAACAACTACAAACAATATTACCTCTCAGTTAGATCCAAATAGTTCTTCTTTCTTGGGTCACAACCACGGTAGTTTTGAGATGATCCAAGGTCAAGGATCTTTGGCAGCACCAACAGTATTTGCTTTGAATGACATCAGTTTAGGCACCGTATCGCCTGAAAATATAGATGACGCCCTAAATATTATTGCTGAGGTTTCAATGCCTGCGCTAGTTGTTACGTTCCTTATTAAAGCGTTCTAATGCCTGCACATTACTCAAGAGAAAGATCAAAATATGGGTCTGGCACAGGCAGTATTATTACCTGGCCAGTTGAACTCACCAGCACTGATCCTAACGCAGAAGAAAATATCAATGCGTTACCTGCTGGTTATTTGAAGTGTGATGGAAAAATCTACAAAGCGGATGACTACCCTCAACTTGCTGAAATACTTGGCACTGGGACTGCATCTAAGTTTATTAGGCGTGACATTAATAATGATGTTATTGATGACGTAGGAGATGATGAGTTCATTGTCCCTGATTTAGGATCCAAATATCCTAAACCAACCACAGGTGCATCTGCTGGTACATATATTAACATTGTAACTGAAGATCAAAATGAGGTTGAACGACGTAGATCTGGTATGGGTATTATCTCCACACCAACTGCGGGTACAACTACTGGTAACACAACTGTCATTAATCTAAGTTATACTGGAAATTTTAACGTACCATCACAGGAGATTGCACTAAAGGGTAAACCATCGTGGTCAAAAGGTACTAACAATAGTGGTTTCACTGATAGTGAGGCAGTTGATAGTCTTGCACTACATTCTCACATGCACTTCTCAACTACAAATAGATTGAGAATTAAGACTACCAATGAGGATACAGAAGCAAGATCTCAGGGTATTGGATCATACTTTAATGCTACAACCATTCCTATTCAGGGGTGGATGGATAACACACAATATCCTAATGGATCTAGTAGTGAGGGTGCTGGAACAAACCAACCACCATGTTGGGCGATTGCATCTGGTGCGACATCAAGATCTCAACCAGTTGAAACTAACACAGGTTTTGAGGTTGTTTACTCTAACTATTGCTATGACTTGGCAGGATCTGCTGGTCTAAACTCTCTGAGATATCAGTGCCTATTGAATTCTGGAACTAACTTTAGTTTAGAAGATATTGATTTTGCTGCACCACCAAACTTTGTCAGCTTTGGTCTTGGACTTGGAAGTTGTAACCAACTAGATTCTGGTAGTTATAATGATACAGGAAACGTTCCTGCTACCTATGTTACTGGTGCAACTGGTGTTCCTGTTGATTCTAATGGCACCAGTCTATCTGACGTTGTTCCTCTAAACAGTAACACGCAATCTAAAACGGCGCAATCATATCCTCAGGTTAATAACGTATTTACTGAGATTGACGAACTAGTGCAGAATGATGGTGATCCTACCATTCACTCTCACAAAATTCTGCTGACCCAAGGGACACATACATATAAAATTAAGACAAATGGTTTCTTATTGTCACCTGATAATCTACAGACGACATTGACACTGCAAACCGATCAAGTTGCTTCTCTTGATCAGGTTACCAGTCCTTACATCATCATGGAATATCTAATTAAGTATTAAAGACGATGGTTGCAATTAATCCAAAATATAGAAATAGACGTGAAGTCTACTATACTGACAAGTTCCCTGATAGTCAGGGAATTGGTACTATCATTCAGACATTGAAGTCTGTTGAGGGATCTTATGATCACTCAAAAGTACCAGCAATTGTACCTTCTTTGGGAGGTGGCACCACCGCATATACAGAAATTTCTGGAGACGCAGAACCAGAGAATAATCCAGAGTATCAATATGAAGGTTACATCTACTGCGATGGTGAAGAGTATTATATTCATCACTATCCTGCTTTGTATGCAGCAATTGGTAACGAATATGGTGGTACGGCTAGCGATGGTATTGATATCTTAACTGGTGGCGCTGGATGGGGATCAACTGTAACTGTAACTATCGATGCTCCACCTAGCGGTGCCAATCAAGTATTTGCTGGTGTTACTCCAGTGCAGGCAACTGCTACTGCAACTGTAGTTAATGGCGTCATTACTGGTGTAGAAATAACAAATCCAGGAAAAGGATATGATCCAGAAAATCCACCTAATGTAACATTCTCATCTTCCAATGCTGGTACAACACCAACATATGCACTCAGAATAAACAGTGAGGTTGGTCAGATCCAATCTATCAATAGTAATAATGTATATGATTATTGGCCAGATCCATATATGGGAACGTTTAAAGTTCCTGATCTCAAGGCAAAGAGAATTGTAGGCAATGGTCCTGTTTATGGTAATAACACACCTAACGTTGGTAACTCTGAACTGGGTGTAGGTATCAATACCATTGATGGTAATTGGTACATGGATAAACAGACCCAGAAAAATCAATTTGCTCTGGGAAATATTACCACGACAGGATATAGTAATGTCTTTGATAGTGTAGAAGCATCTATTATTGGTGGTCAGGTAGTTAGTGTGGAACTACAAGAGAAAAAAATTGCTGGTGCTCCACAGCACTCACACTTCCTGCTACACTCTGAAGCACCACAGGATACACCATCTCCACAGGCAGTATCGGGTGACAGATATGTAGTATCATACAAGCAATCGACAGGTAAAGTTAATAGTTTCTTGCCCCCTGGTGGTATTGCATACAACCACACTCACGTTCTATCTAAAGCACCTATTCTAGATGGTAGTGTTGGTACATATGACATCTTCAACTGGAGTGGTGGTGACCAAAACTCTGGATCTATTAAAGAACCAAATTATTATTATGCATCTGGTGGTGCTGGTGCTGGATCATATGTAGAGATCACCAGCTATGGTACACCAACCATGAAAAAATTCAGCAGTGTCAGTTTGGTTGGTGGTAGAACTATTGTTACTGATGGTGTGCCAGTTTATTCTTCATCAACTGTTGAATTTACATCACCAGGAAACTATGACACTACTGTACCATCTGGTGTTGACCAAGCATCTATTACACTAGTTGGTGCTGGTGGTTCTGGCGCATCATATGATGTTGCAGGTAATAGTGGTGGTAGTTCAACTATTAGTGTTTCTGATGGTAGCGTATTGCTTATGACTGCTGGTGGTGGAGCTGGTGGCGGTGCTGCTAGTGATACTACTGGTGGCACTGGTGGTTCTGCAGGAACTCAATCTATCTCTGGTTCTATATCTGGTGATGTTGTTATTGTACAAAACGGTGCAGGTACTGGTGGAAATGGTGGAGATGGTGGTAATGGTAGATATTGGAATAAAGATCTAGAAGATAAGAATGTTGTTCCTGAAAATGCAGAAGGTTCTGCTGGTATAAACTCAATTGGTTACAATGGTACAGGGGGCAGATCACGTCCTGTAGTCAATATTCTTACTCAACAATATGATTTCTCGTATGATGATAATAACCTTAATCAAGACTGGACTTTAGCTGCATCTAATGATAACTATGGCATCGTCTCTTTATCATGGACACTAGCAGGTGGTGGTGGTAGATTCTGTGGTAATTTTGGTGGCAATGGTTGCGGTGCTGCAGGAGCAGGTGGCGCTGGTAAAGTTTTCACAGCAAAATATGGTAACCCAACATCAGGTGTAATATTCAGAGTTCAACCAGGGCAATATGGTAGAGTATATAATGGTCAAGCAAATGCTGCTCACTCTGGTAAAGGTGGAAGAGCAGGTGATGGATATGAAAGTAATGATGGTGGCGGCGGTGGTGCTGCTACTGTTCTTAGACTACAGAATGGTAACACTATCATTGCTGGCGCTGGCGGCGGTGGCGGTGGTGGAGGATTTGGCGAAGGATCCTGTGGTCAGAATGGTAGAAACGCAATCAGTCCTAGCGATGACGTTCAAGAAGTAAGTGGCAGCAGTACAACTTTGAACACTGGTGGTGGTGGTACTGGCGGTGGTTATGGTTGCACAGGCGGCGGCGGAGGCGGCGGCGGTGGAGGCTGCGGGGTTGATGGAACTGGTCTAGGTGGTGCTTCTGGCACGGGTGGTGGTGCCCAAGGTTCTGGTGGTCACGAGGAAGGATATGGCGGTAGACGTGGCATTTCTTCTTGTCACATGGATTATTTTTCTGAAGTTACCTCTCAATCTAACACTAATACTGGTAATGGATATGCTGCAGCAGTTGTCACAGAAGACGGTGGATATTGGACTTCTGGTGGTGGTGGCGGTGGATCAGGCGGTCTGTATGTTGGTACTATCCCTGCTGATGCATTCCAAGGTCAGTCTAGTATTCAAATCACTGTAGGTGAAGGTGGTGCTGGTGTCAGTAGTAGTGGAGTATCATCCACCACTGCTTCTGATGGTTATGCTAAGATTGTTTGGCAAACTATCACTGGATACGAAGGAGGCACTGAAAGTATTTCTGTTGGTGATGTATTCATCGATGGTTCTGGTGATCAAGATAATGGTATGAACTTCTTCTCTTCTGGTAGTGGTTCTGGTACTAGTGGTGGATTTAAATTACCAACTACACAAACACCTACAGTTGTATTTGAAGGCGGTGGTGGTGGAACAGGCGCTGCCGCAAGTGTTACTGTGTCTGGTAATAAAATTAGTGGTATATCACTGACTAACTCTGGATCTGGATACACACAGGCACCACGAGTTCGCATCTTGCATGGTGTTGGTGTTAAGAACTATGCTACCGTAGGTTTTGATGAAGCAACTGGTGTTCTAACAGGATTGACACTCCAAAGCAGTGATGAACCAACAACTTATTTGAAGTTTGGTGGCACACAGAATGATAGATTTGTCACACTTGGCACTATTGATGCTAGTGACTTCCAAAGAATGACAGTTAAGGTAGCAAGAGGCAACGATAATAATGGTGGTGATCTACCCGAGAATGGTGGAGATGAACTACTACTCTATTTCAATAGTGATGAAAGTCTGAATTTCCCATCATCTGGATTTATTGGCACCCTAGTTCCCATCCCATCTGCAAGTGAAATTACATCTAATTACGATGGTACAGGCACTGGTACTAATCCAACTAACTGGTATACTTACAGTATTGATCTTCCTGAAGCAGCAAAGGTAGAGACTGCACGTTTCTCTATTAGACAGAATAGAGGTGCTGCTAGTGGTTCTAATGACAATGCGGATAACACAGATAACTATGGTATACTTGAGATTACATTTGAGAATGAGCAGACAACAGAACTGACATTTGTACCATCTGAGGGTAAGATGGCAGTCTCAAATGATACTCAAACTTATGATGTTCGTGGTGAAGCAGGATCTACATATACATCTGGTATCTTTGCAAATGATCTAACATTGACACTATCATCTGCAAGTCCAATCATTCCTGTTGCTGCACTTGATCCAGACATCAAGGTGCCACTGATTGAACCATATTTCCTTGTCAAGTATCTAATCAAGGCATACTAAATACATTCAGCACATAGTATATTCGCCTCTCATGGGTATCGTAGCAAACAGTAATGTACCAAATTTGATTTTGCAATTGAATTTGATGGATCGCTCTATTGTGTATAGAGGCATCATGAAGACTGTCCCTGATACATATTGGACTGATACTGTACGTCCTAAGTTGTATCCTCTGTGGGATACAGAAAAGGATCGTCTAGTTGAATTCACATGGTATGATAACAATACCTATCACTGTACTAGAAGAAAGTTTGTCAAGAACTTTAAGACTGGTCAGTATGAGTGGAAAGATTATGAGATGGAGCAGTCAGATGTAGATGCTGCTAGAGAGTTCTACGATTTCTTGAAAGATACTTTCATGAACATCGAGCGACTACAGAATGAAGAGTTCCAAGAAGAAATGGGACGCATGTATGGTGAAGTTAGAACTGAGACATGGTTCACTGTTCGCCTTGCTCGCAACTTCCTACTACAAGAAACAGACTTTGCATTGCTACCAGACAGTCCATTGTCTGATGATATGAAAGCATTGTACACTACATATCGCACTAAACTAAGAGATCTTCCTGCAATTTTTGCTGACATTGAGGACATTAAAACAATCAAGTTCCCCATGTCACCTGATGCATTTGTCAATGTATACAAGGCAAACAATCCTGATGCAGTTTATCTTGACACTGAAGATCAGTGGACACTACCTGCTCACTTCTTCTATACTCAGTTCAAGGATAAGATGGTGAAGTATCTCATGGTTAGAGATATTACTGATAGAATGTACACTGATGCAATGATCCGTGCTATGAGAGAAAATCCTGTTGCACTTGGTATTGAAGGTACACCATGGAGCAATCAACATCAGAACCTAGATAGTATCAAACGTTCTCTAGATGATCTTATCTCTAGAATTGACAACGGGGAGGATGTAGGATGATCACCGCAATCGAAAGTCTATCAGTATACGAGTTGGCAGGCAGTCACTGTGCCATGAATAATGTATGCCTACTGCACTTTGAGAATAAGAAGTGGGCAACGTTTGATGATGCACAGAAAGCAGCATGTCTTGCAGAACTAGAAGGTTATGTACCAG